TGCTGGTACTGCTTTAATTACTGGAATCACAACAGTTGGTCTAGGAACAACATCAACTCCTCCAAGTAATTCTCAAATGAGTTTTGAACTTATTACTGATACAAACTTAAGAATTAAGGTTAGGGGAACTGATGGTGTTTTAAGAAGTGCTAATATAACACTGGCATAATCCCCTTGACAGCACTAGCATCCAGTGCTATGATAAATAGATGTTAAGGAATCAACACATTTCTTAATCTTCTGTAACCGAGATCATCAGAAGTAAAGCATCTCTCATACCTACACTGGAGGGTGGTGTAGGATATATTGTAATCGTTCAATTCCCCTTGGACTCATACTTACCCTTTTACGAAAATGACTGCTACTATTGCTACACGCAATTCTACTAACCTCTGGGAATCTTTTTGCCAGTGGGTTACTTCTACAAACAACCGTCTCTATGTGGGGTGGTTTGGTGTATTGATGATTCCAACGTTGCTTGCTGCAACTATTTGTTTCATCATTGCTTTTGTTGGTGCTCCTCCTGTGGACATTGACGGCATTCGTGAACCTGTCTCTGGTTCATTAATGTATGGAAACAACATCATCTCTGGTGCTGTTGTTCCTTCTTCTAATGCTATTGGACTTCACTTCTATCCTATCTGGGAAGCTGCTTCCTTAGATGAATGGTTGTACAATGGAGGACCTTTCCAACTTGTTGTCTTTCACTTCCTCATTGGTATCTACTCCTATATGGGTCGTGAATGGGAACTCTCTTACCGTCTAGGTATGCGTCCTTGGATTATGGTTGCTTACTCAGCACCTGTTGCTGCTGCATCTGCTGTATTCCTTGTGTATCCTTTCGGTCAAGGTTCTTTCTCTGATGCTATGCCTTTGGGCATTTCCGGTACTTTTAACTATATGCTTGTCTTCCAGGCAGAGCATAACATTCTGATGCACCCTTTTCATATGTTGGGTGTTGCTGGTGTCTTCGGTGGTTCTCTCGCATCAGCCATGCATGGTTCATTAGTAACCTCATCGTTGGTTCGTGAAACAACCGAAACTGAAAGTCAGAACTATGGTTATAAGTTTGGACAAGAGGAGGAAACATATAATATAGTAGCTGCACATGGCTATTTCGGTCGCCTTATCTTCCAATATGCTTCCTTTAATAACTCACGCAGTCTCCACTTCTTCCTAGCTGCTTGGCCCGTTGTAGGCATCTGGTTCGCTGCTCTTGGTGTTTCCACGATGGCATTCAATTTGAACGGATTTAACTACAATGGTTCTATCATGGACAATCAAGAACGTGTAATTCCTACTTGGGCAGACATTCTTAACCGTGCTGGTCTCGGTTTTGAAGTAATGCATGAGAGAAATGCACATAATTTTCCTTTAGATTTGGCCAGCACTGAGACAACTCAGGTTGCTCTTACTGCACCTTCCATTGGTTAATAACCACTCATAAAATGAGTAAAACTACCCCTATATGGGGTAGTTTTTTTATGCAAATAAATACCTATAAGTCGCAGGTACTTATGGGTCCTCTGCATTCGCCTAAGGACTATTTGTTTAATCTTCATACATCATCTAAAAGTGAAGCAAAGCGATTATGGAGGCAGAATATAAAGGATGCATGGAATCACCAATGTGCTTATTGTGAATCTGACCAAGACATAACACTAGATCATATCCTACCCCAGTGTAAGGGAGGTCTAGATATTAAGACAAATGTAGTGGCATGTTGCCATTCTTGTAATCAATCTAAGGGACATACACCTTGGGAGGAATGGTATTATAATCAGTGTTTCTTTTCAGAAGAAAACTATGGTAAAATTAATGACTGGATGAAACCAGAAAAACCATCTAATTTGTATAGATATCCTCCTAGAAGAAATTATATTCCTTAAATGATAACCTCAGAAACTCCTTATAAACTTGCAGAAATTATTCATGATACTTGGCCTAATCTTTACAGACCAATAAAGATGGATTATAATAATAAGAAAGAATTAAAATCTAAGAATGAACAAGTATAATACAGAAGATTATTTTTCTGTGATTGATATTAAAACTGGTAGAAAAATTTTAGATTGTGGTGAGGAACAAGATGCACTGGCAATGGTAGCATTTGATTCTGCCAATCGCACCTATACAAGAAATAAGTTTCTGATGGGTCAGGTAGTTGATATAGAAATGCCAAAGGCACTTCCAACCACAAACATTTCAGTGTCTAATGCCCAAGAAAATATTAGTCATCTGAAACAACTTGGGCAAATCAAACTACCACAAGGGCAACAAGAACCTTTTAATGTTAGAGTATGAAAGTATGTCATGTAGTTTTTTCTACCAATAGGATAGAATTTCTCAAAAAAACTTTTAAAGCAAATGAAAAATTTGATTATACTGGATTAGATGTCCATCATCTTTTTATTGATGATTATCCTATGGGTAGGGATGATAATTTTATCAAAGAGTTTGCTGAGTCTTATGGGTATAATGAAATCATTTTACACAAAGAAAATTTAGGAATCACTAAAACCTGGCAGGAACTTTTTGATTTAATAAAAGATAGGGATTATGATTATATTCTTCATCATGAAGATGATGTTGAGTTAATGTATCCATTAAAAGTAATGGATATGATTGAACTTCTTCAACAGGATAATACTCTTTCTCAAATTCAATTGAAAAGAAATAATTGGTATGGACATGAGACAGAACAAATTGGTCCCAAAGAAGATGATGTAATTTTTAAAAATTATAGGTATGAAAAAGCAACACCATATTTTTGGATGTTGATGTCATTGTATCCTGCATGGATTGCTAAGGAACCAATCTTAGAAGAAATGGGATTCAATCCATCAGAGTCAGTTGTTGCCCATTACTTGCAACAAAAATATAATATTGGGGCAGGATTATTAAAGACTATTGATGGTGGTATGATGGTCAATCATATTGGAGATTACTTCCATGGCAAAAGAGTTTCAGAAAATGAACCTGGATGGGAAGGATTTAAAACTATTGATCCTAATGTAAAATATTGTTCAAGAACAGGAGCATATTGGAATGAGAGTTAATTTAATAATAGCAGATGATTTCTATAATAATCCTGATGATGTAAGAAACTTTGCATTGCATCAAGAATTTTCTGTACGTGGAAACTATCCTGGCATAAGAACCAAATCATTTTTAACTGATAGTAATAAAGAAGTTATTAATTCTCTTGTATCTCATGCTGCTGGTGGTGTAACTGATTGGTTACTTGATGAAAATGGTGATGGATATACTGGTGCATTTCAAATATGTACTGCTATGGATCGTACTTGGATTCATTCTGATTATCATAATATGTGGGCAGGGGTTTGTTACTTAACGCCAGATGCTCCTTTGAGTGGAGGTACTGCTCTTTACAAACATAAAGAAAGTGGTAATAGGGAATCAATAGATAAAGTAGATTATGGTGAACATGGATATGATTATACTAAATGGGATGTTGTAGATAGAATTGGTAATGTTTACAATAGATTAATTTTATATCCTGGTAAATTATTCCATGCTTCTATTGACTATTTTGGTAGTGATATGTATAATGGTAGATTATTTCAAACCTTCTTTTTTAATACTAGATATTAACCAATTATGAATTTTACAGTTTACAGTAAAAGGGCATGTCCTTATTGTGATAAAGTTAAAACAGTCCTCAATGCAGTAAGTATTTCAAAGGGTTCTCCTGTTGTTTGTTATGAACTTGATACTGATTTTACCAGAGAAGAGTTCTATGCAGAGTTTGGACAAGGTTCAACATTTCCTCAGGTGATTATGAACCAACAACATCTTGGAGGATGTTCTGATACAGTTAGATACTTGCAAGAAAATTCTTTGCTTTGAAGAGTTCTATAAATAATAACAAGACCCCTGATAACAGGGGAGTTGAATTACTTTTGAGAAGGAGGACTCCAAGTAAAAAAACATTTTCAATATGTTTTGAAAGGGTGGTTTCTTTCTTAAATAGAAAAATAACCATCTACTTTAATTTTTCCTTGAATATAGGAAAACCAAAGTAGTTTAGGAGAATTAAAATGATAGCAATAGCTCTTGTTTTTTCAGTGTTGTTTGTTTTATTATCATTAGTTGTTGGTGGTTTAGTTGGATGGACGCTCAAACAGCATCTTTCTCAAAGGGAACCATACACATATCATCCAGAAATGTTTGATGAAAATGGTAATGTAATGTCTGATGAACTTATAGCATTCAGATTTGAGAATACTGAACATATGGAAGAGGAAGAAGATTTAGAAGATTAACTAATGGAGATTGAGTTATGAGATTACCACCAGATCAATTGGTGTCTGAAGTTATTCAAAGAGTTTCTAATGCTAAAACTAGAGACGAAAAGATTGAAATCTTGAGACATTATGATAGTCCTGCTTTAAGGTCAGTTCTTATTTGGAATTTTCATTCCAAAGTAGAATCTGTATTTCCTGCAGGAGATGTTCCTTATACCCCTAATGATGCTCCTGCTGGGACAGAGCATACAAGGTTAATTCACGAATGTAGAAAGTTTAATTACTTTGTAAAGGGTGTAAGTGATATTAGTCAGACTAAAAGAGAAGTAATGTTTATTCAAGTATTGGAATCACTTCATCATTCTGAGGCAGAAATTCTTTGTCTTATCAAAGATAAACAACTTCATAAAAGATTTAAGATTACCAAAGTTGTAGTTCAGGAAGCATTTCCTGATATAGTTTGGGACTGATTAATGGAAGGAAAAATTAATATTATCCATAGAGACTGTCAACAATCTGCTGCAAAGGATAAATCCCTTCCATTAAATTCATATATTGTATCATACAAATCCAAAGATAAAGTAGTGTATGATATAGTACAAGGAACACAAGTTGCTATTTTTGATCATTATTATGATCAATATAGAAATCTTCTTTCTATGAAATGGACAGAAGGTAGAGTTAATCCAAAGATGTATGGATATACTGCTAAGAAGGTGAAGAAATAATGGGGAAGCATTATCTATTAAATCTTTATGGATGCTCAGAAGTTCTTTTGAACAATGAGCATTTTCTTATGGATTTATTAGAAAATGCAGCAGCAGCATCAGGAGCCACAGTTTGCCAAACTGTTTATAAAAAGTTTGAACCACAAGGTGTTACTGTTCTTTGTTTACTTTCTGAAAGTCATATAAGCATCCACACTTGGCCTGAAGAAGAGAAGGCTGCTGTGGATGTTTATACTTGTGGGGATTGCAATCCTAAGATAGGATGTGATATAATTATTCAGCAACTCAAAGCAGAAACTCATACCATGAGTTATATTGAAAGATAATGAATCAAGAAAGAATTAGAATGATTGTTAGGAATATGGAACTTTTAGTTCATTCTTTAAAACAAGAACTTGAATCAATTCCTGATAAAATTATTACAAAAGAAGATGCTATTATTGGTCCATATGAAGGAGATTATGATGAGGTATTTGGTGGATGAAACTTAAAAAAATGTTGAGGACTCTTAGAGAAGTAACAGAAAAACAATCTGAATTGTA